CAAATTTCGATTGTAGATAAAAACAAGGTAAGTACTGCCAATAACTTTTGGAAGGCTCTAATCGGTCTAATAATAGCGATTGTGTTAATTTTAGCATATTGGAATAGATTATGGAAGTAAACAAAGCAGGTAGAGATTTAATAAAGCAGTTCGAAGGCTGCAAGTTAAAGGCGTACAAATGCCCTGCTGGTTTATGGACAATATCGTGGGGTTTGACTTTTTACCCTGACGGAACGAAAGTAAAAGAGGGCGATGTAATTACGCAGCAACAAGCAGAAGATTACTTTAACGCAATAGTCGATGACTTTGCAAAAGGTGTAGATGTGCTTGTAAAATCAAATGTAACTGCAAACAATTTTTCTGCGATTGTTTCGTTTGCTTTTAATGTAGGCATAGGGAATTTTAGGAGAAGCACTTTACTTAGAAAGGTAAACGCAAACCCTAAAGACCCGAGCATTAGGGCTGAATTTATGAAGTGGACAAGAGCAAACAATGTGGTGCTTAAAGGGTTAGTGAGGCGGAGAGAGGCTGAGGCTAAACTATATGAGCAACTTTAGAACTATATTAGTTAATTTATTATCAGACGAAAGCAACAGTATTAGCCACAAAAGAGTAGTGGCTATGCTTGGCAGCGTTTGTCTTTTTATTTCTTTGTTCTTAAACATAATCTTAAAAATTAACCCAAGCGATAAGCTGGTAGATGCCGTCTTGTATCTCACGCTATTTGCTATGGGTTACACTACAATAGATAAATTCAGCAAAAAATAAATAATGCTAAAATCAAAACGCAAACGCCTATTCTTTGACATCGAAACCTCGCCCAACGTTGGCTTTTTCTGGAGTGCAGGGTATAAGCTTAATGTAACTGCGGATAGCATAATACAAGAACGTGCTATTATTTGTATTTGTTACAAGTGGGAAGATGAGAAAGAAGTTTACTACTTACAATGGGATAGCAAACAGAACGATAAAAAGATGCTACAAAGTTTTATCGAAGTAGCCAATACTGCTTCGGAATTAGTAGGGCATAATGGCGACAAGTTCGACCTTGCGTGGATAAGAACCAGGTGCTTGTTTCATAAGATTGAAATGTTCCCTTCTTACGTTACTATTGATACGCTAAAAGTAGCACGGCAAAAGTTTAGATTTAATAGCAACAAGCTTAATTACATAGCTGACTACTTAGGTATCGGGCAGAAAATTAAAACCGAATATAGTTTATGGAAGGACATCGTTCTGCATAAGGACAAAGTGGCTATGGCTAAAATGATTAAGTACTGCCAAAAAGATGTTGTCTTATTAGAGCAGGTATTCAACGCACTTAAAAACCATATCGAACCTAAAACACATTACGGAGTTATCTTCGGACAAGACCGAGGCTCTTGCCCTGAATGTGGAAGCGATGATTTAATTATTTCACTTCGTAGAACAACCGCAACAGGAGTAAAGAAAATACAATACAAGTGCAAAACTTGTTTTAAGATACATAGCAAAACAGACAAATAATGAGCAACATACTTGACCAAACAATAAAAGATTTACAAGCAAGAGAAGTAAGAGGCTTAAAGGAATACGGAACTACAATGGATAGAACCGATTTAAGCCAAGACGAATGGTTGCAACACGCTTACGAAGAGGCTTTAGATTTAGCACTATACTTAAAAAAACTATTACTAACCAATGCGCTTAAAAAAAGTATTTAGCTTCGGGAACATATTAGACCGAGATACCTACGAGCAACTAAGGGAATTAGATTACACAAATCCGAACTTTAAGGGTTGCGGTGACGAGTTTCAGTTCAATCGTGAATGGTGGGTTATGCTTGACGATATGAGCCGTATTGTTGCTTATTGCGGCTCAATTTATTCTAAAGGCATTTGCATATTTAACAGGGCGTGGGTGCATAAAGATTATAGAGGGCAAGGAATACAAAGACGAATGATTAAAACGAGGTTAAAAGCTGCATCTACTTTTTGCCATATAGCTATTACTTATACAACCTTAGACAATTTCCCTTCGGCTAATAACCTTATAGATTGCAAGTTCAAGCTTTACTTACCCGAATATTCATACGGGGGACACGATAAACTTTACTTCCAGAAGTTGCTATAATGTTGCACTTTAGTACAACAAAAGGTAGTAATACTACTACTTTTGGCTGCATTTTACTACCGACTTTGGCAAGTTATACCTTTACTTTATTACATAATTTGTAAAGTTTTAGCTTTACTTTGTACGTTCTGGTGTACAAAATGTGCTATAAACTGCACAATTTAATGTGCTTTTATCCTATATAATACCCATTATTTGCAACAATGATGCAAAAATAATTTTAAAATATTTTAATAGTTTTGCACTTTGTATTGTTAATTGTTGTATATTTGTGTAAACAAAACACAATATGACACATTTAACCACTTACCAATTGTTCCAATATCAGCGATACGGGAACATATTAATTGACGGGAGCAGGAGTACTACAAACCCTTACGACCCTGCCTTATTGCCTAAAAACTACGATTACGAAGATGACGATTACACGTTTACTCGTTGGGTAGAAAACAATGCAGAACTTGAACTTTTAAAAAACGAATTATATGAAGATTGAATTTGTAAAAGAAACTAAGCCAGACGGCACAATATTCTACTACACTTTAGTAGATAACAAATACGATAGTGCAAGTATGTACTTGGAATATTCACAAGCTTACGAATACTTTGTAAGCCTAAAGAAAAGACAAGAACCTATTATCGAAATTTTAGAACACTATAATATAGACATACAAAACAAATAACAATGCAAAAAGAAATAAGAGATTTACAACTTCTTGATACTTTAGAATCAGACCACAGATTTTATGATGCAGAAATACTTTTTGGAATAAAAGGACAAAAAGCATTAACAGTTGGTCAAATGATAGCAATGGAAAAAATGTATATAAATTGGAATAAATGGACTATTAAATTAGCAGTTTGGCTAATTAGTAAAACAAAATATGAAGATTAATAATTAAAACAAAACCAGAAACAAATGAGCCTAATTAAAATTCAACAGGAATTAAAAGCACCTAAAAACCAATTTAATGCTTTTGCTAAATACAAGTACCGAAGTGCAGAAGATATTATCGAAGCTGCAAAACCTATCTGCCATAAGTACGGCTATGCTTTAATGTTAAGCGACGAGGTAATAGAAGTAGGCGGTAGAGTTTATGTGAAGGCTACGGCTTGTCTAAGTAACGGAGAAGATAACATTACCTGCACGGGTCTTGCTCGTGAAGATGATATGCAGAAAGGTATGACGGGTTCGCAGCTTACTGGTGCGAGTAGCTCGTATGCTCGAAAATACGCGCTTAACGGACTGTTCGCAATCGATGACACTAAAGATGCGGATGCTACTAATGAGCATAAAGACGAAGTAAGCGAAGGACAAAAAGCGTTCTTAATTGAGCAGTTAGACAAGACAAAGTTTACTCAGGAGCAAAAGTATAAAGCTATTGAGAAAATCAAAGCTATCAAGACCTTAGACGAATTTAACAAGATTAAAGAAACCATAAAAAAGAATTAATATGAAAACACCAATGCAAGAATTAATTGATGAAATAATTAAAAATTCAGTAGCAGGAGAAATGTTTTGGATACAACAACCTGATAAATTTTTTGATAAATATTTAAAAAAAGAAGAATCTTATTATCAATCATTTCATAAATCGCAAGAAGAAATAGATAGATGGAATTTAATGAATGATATTGGAGAAGGTAAATTTATAAGATAAAAATATAAATAATAGTTAATGAAAGAATTACTACCATTTGAAAGGCAGATGTTACTTGCAGAAGTTTACCATTACGCTTGGTATAACGAAGAGGCATACGAGGACTTATTATCCTTTATTAAAAAGTATGAAAACAAATTAGACAAACCCGTTTTTTTTAACCCAATTAATAACAATGACACAGAAACAACAAATCTTGAACCACTTGCTTTCGGGCAAAACATTGACACCAATTCAGGCTCTAACGAAATTTAATAGCCTTCGACTTGCAGCCGTAGTGTTTGAATTAAAACGCAATGGCTACAAAGTACAAACGGAATTAATTAACGTTGGTACAAAAAAACAAAGTAAATTAGTAGCTCAATATTCAATTAAAAACAAATAAAAATGGAACAAAAAAAATGGAGTGCAGGTGCTTGGAAAAAG